GTTCCATTGCCAATGTCTGAACCGTCAAGTACCACTACTGGGAAAAATTTGAGTGCTTCTATGCGAACCAACCTGATTGGAATAGTTTCAGAGCTTGGCAAAACAACTTTGGGTTTTTATGTCACTTCCAATTTTTTGTTAGTTCCGACCCATTTTGTGGAAGCACATGATGAAGATTTTTCTGTGAAGTGTTATAAGACCGGTAGTGGTGTTGTGGGGAGTTTCTTCCGAGACAAGATGTCGAAGAAGTTTTCCTATTCAATACCCAACACAGACTTTACGCTTTTTTATGTGACAAGTGGGGGTTCCATGAAAGATTTCCGCAAATTTTTCCCAGAATCAACGAAAATTGCACGTGTGCCAGCATTATTAGTGACACGTCAGATAGTGGACTCCAGTTTGGAGACCATTCCTACTTTGTTTCAGGGAAATACACGCGTCACACACACTCAAGCTACTTTTGATGGTGGTTATTATAGAGTAGCAAGTGGGACGCGTCCCGGTATGTGTATGTCACCTCTGATAAGCGATTCTCGAGGGTCTACAATTATTGGATTTCATCTTGGAGGCAAAGGATCTGTGGCAGGTTGTGGCACCTTGACAAGGTGTCAAATAGACACGGCAGTATCTGAACTATCACTTGTAGATGGGGTTGTACTTTCCGCTTCGTGTGGAGATTTGCTGCCAAATATGGGTGATTTTCCTGATACCACTATGGGTGAGAAAATCCTGGATGGTACAGACGTACATTATAAAAGTGCGTGTCGCTTTCTAAATGAAGGCGCATGCATTGATGTGTATGGAAGTACTCGCGGGATGTCAACACCATATAGCAAGGTCAAGGAGACTATCATTTCTAATGCTGTGGCCGATGAGTTTGGAGTTCCACAACAGTGGGGCCCTCCGAAAGCAAAAGGTAAAGGTGTTTATCCATATCAAGCAACCCTCGCTCATGCAGCCGTACCAAGTTTACCAATTGGAAGTGTTCTTTCAAAAGCCGTCACATGTATGAAAACTGTCACAAAGCAGGTCAAGAACACACTTCCTGAACTTTTTGAGTGTGGACCTTTGACACGAGTTGAAACAGTTAGTGGCGTGGATGGGAAGAAATTTCTAGATCCTATGAATTTTAACACATCACCCGGCTTCCCTTTACATGGTTCCAAGAGATCATTACTCTTAGAATTACCGGAGGAGGACTATCCTGATCATGCGTGTCCTCGAACCTTTACAAAAGAGATTTGGGATGAGTATGATGCTATGGAGCGTAGATTACGCCTCGGAAAGAGATGCTATGCGATATGGAAATCGTGCTTAAAAGACGAACCTACAAAATTGTCAAAAGATAAAGTACGAGTTTTCCAGAGTGCACCTCTAGCCCTGCAGCTTTTTGTGAGGAGATATTTTTTACCTTTGGTAAGAATTATTCAGATGAATCCCCTCGCTTATGAGTGTGCGGTTGGTATCAACGCAGAAGGTCCTGAATGGGAAGAGTTGTGGAATCATACCATGTCAAAAGGCAATGACAGGGTACTTGCCGGGGATTACAGTAAGTATGACATCCGAATGCCTGCACAAGCTACACTTGCTGCCTTTGATGTGTTGATTGACATGGCAGAAGAATGCTCTGATTATTCAAATGATGATGTGTTCTTGATGCGTATGTTGGTCAACGAGTTGGTTTATCCAGTAATGGCATACAATGGTGATTTGATCCAACTTTTTGGTACTAATCCATCGGGACAAAATCTCACAGTGATTATTAATTCACTTGTCAATGCGCTTCTTTTGAGATCGTGTTTTTACACGATTTATCCTGAGAAGTGTTTTAAGGATGAGTGTGCTTTTGTCACTTATGGAGACGATGTCATGGGAACAGTATCTGAGATTTGTGACAATTTTAATCATCTTTCGTATGCAGCATGGTTAAGTGAGCATGATATGAAGTTCACAATGCCTGACAAAACATCCAAACCGACAAAATATATGCATGAAAAAGACGTGGATTTTTTGAAGCGTAAGTGTATGTACAATGCCGATTTGGGTGCAAAAGTAGGCATCTTGGATGAAAATTCTATCTTCAAAAGGTTACATTCCCACTTGGAGTCAAAGGAATTATCACCAGCTATGCATGCAGCACAAAACATAGAAAGTTCCCTGCACGACTGGTTTTATTACGGGAGAGAGGTTTTTGAATCCCGGCGTTCATCGTTAAGAAAAATAGCTGAAAAATGCCACATAGAACATTTGTGTCCTCAATTGGATAGTGGTTATGATGAACGTGTTCAGGTCTGGAAGGACAAGTACTTGGGACAGAAGTCCTAAGTACGCACCTCTCACAGGTTTGGCATCTTCCTATAAAAAGATGCGCCCAGTTCCATATCTGGGTGTTACGGCGTAGCAAAATGTGGATGTATATATGGTTACCAGATGATGACGTTTTTGACATTTGTAACGTTCTCATCTAGGCTTTGTACATAAGGCATTCTTCCTAAGAATACCCCTTTTTAGGGGTGGTCTCGCC